GACGTCCCAAGTTGGGATCGTAGTAGACCTTCTTAAACGCTGAGCCTGTGGCTGGCAGTGACCAGAGCATGCGCTCATGCTCAGCGCGGTACTCCGTCATGACTTCGGTCAACTCGTAGTTCATGTCATCTTCGACATTGATTGCGATCTCTTTCATCTCTGGCGTTTCTTTGCCGATGAGTTTGCTACGCACAGGCCCTTGGGCTGGGAACGTCTCAGTGATTGTCTCTGCTTGGAAGCGCACAACGGCTTCTGTAATCATGGGGTGGAACACACCGCATGCGCCATTCCATGGTTCAGTGCGCTCTTCAATCTGTAAGCCCAGAAGTTTCAGACCGTCAACGTACGTCTTCTCCCAATCTTTGCGGCCATTCTTGTCGTTGTCAATGTCAGACACCAAGTCGCCAGCAAGCGACTGCAACGCACCACTTTTTATGTACTCGGCCAAGTTATCGTCAAAACCCTCTTCAGCGTCGCCCTCTCCGGGCTTAAGAGTGATCTCCACCCCGTCCATGCCAATGGTGACTTCTTCGGGATCAACGATCTCGATCTCAATAGGAGATTCCTGTTCGCCCAGCGCGTCAATGCCCACGGGTTGTTGGTACAGCGCTTTGTCGATGTTCGTTGCCATGTGTATTCCTAGTAGTATTCGTATTTCCGGCTGCGAAAGAGCGCAAGGTCATCTTTCTCGTCCGTGTCTAAACTGATAAAGCCACCTTGCCTAAAGCGTAGCAGCGCCTGTGTTGTCGTGTCCACGAAGTCGTCGTGCTCCCCAACTGGGAACGCGGCCATCTCTTCAATCACTTCTCGTGCCCAGCGTGTGTCGGGTGCCCAGACTTTACCTGAACTGAATAAATCCGCAACCGCGTTGACACGCACCATCTTGTCATTGCCCCTTGACGGGCTGAACTCTTGCACGGGGATTCCCAACGCCCTGAGTTCCTGAATCAACGGCCCCCCAGATGCCTTTTTCTCCACAATGAACGCATCCGGTTCCCACTCTTTGTACTGCTTAAGCGCCACCACCTTAAGCTCAGGGAAAGCCATACGATCTTTAAACGCATCCAGTAGGATAAGTTGGGGCGAGTCATTTTCTTCCTCGTTGTAGAAGATGCCCCACGTTGTACACGCAGAGTAGTCGGATGTATTCTTAGTTTCAAACGCCGTATCCCAAGACTGAATGATGTATTCGCACCTTGGTGGGTCATCCGGCTCCCAAATACGCCACATCTTACGGCTGACAATAGCGGAGCTCTCACTGGTGGGCTGCTGCATGTACTGCGCGTTCCAATAACGCGGGTCAATACTGGCTTTCGTAGACTTCAACGCCTCAAGTGACCACTGCTCTGGCCACAGGGACTTCTCGTCCTCGTCCCCGTCGTTCAAAATGGCCGGCAACTCCACGATTTCCCATGGAATAGCCTCTGGGTTCTTGGTTTGGTAGTCAATCAGGCGCCCAGTCAGGTCTAAGAGCGACCAACGGGTCATCACAATGATAATCCCACCGCCCGGCATCAGACGTTGCAAAGGGCCTGTCTGAAACCACGACCATGCCGTATCAAACGCAAGTCTAGAGTTGGACTTTACGTCCTGCTCCGAGTGAGGATCGTCAATAACGAACAGATCAGCACCACGACCAGCAAGAGCGCCCCCGACACCAGCAGCATAGTACTGACCGCCAGCGCTTGTAGACCACTTACCAGCGGCTTTTTGGTCATCTGCCACCATTGTTTGGGGGAAAACTTCACGGTATTCATCAGAATCAATCAAGTTACGTATGCGCCGCCCGAAGTCTTCAGACAAACCCGCAGTGTGCGTGCCCATGATAATCTTCTTCTCAGGATACTTGCCTAAAAAGTACGCAGGAAACAGGTAAGACGAGAACTCAGACTTACCCATACGCGGCGCGATGTTGATAATCACGCGCTTTTTCCTGCCCTCGACCACGTCGGTGAAGATTTTTGCTAGTTTTTTGTGGTGTGGGCCGATCTTAAAGCCCGGATATACCGCTTGTGCAAAGCCCAGCATGTTTGTTTTGGCTGCCTGCAGTTTGGCGCGGGACTCACGAAGCTCTAAGTCTTCAAACAACTCCATCTTTTCTTTGACGCTCATGTGCGGCAAAGCTTTGGCCATGGCCTCTAGCTCAAGTTTACTTAAGGTGGTGAAGTTCTCAGGCTTCATCTTTGTCTTCTGTCACATCGACAACGTCGATCACACCCATGAACCTGTTGAGCTTTTCTTTAATGCGCGTCTCAAGCTCTACGTCTGACATTTGGGTTTTCTTGACCTCAACCCGTTCGGTAAACAGCGCCACTTCCGTGACCTTACCAAGCATGTCCAAGGCTTTAAGCCTGATGCGTGCGTCTGGATGTTTGACTTCTTCTAGGATCTGAGCCACTGCGTAGCCCCGCAGTTCTTTGGCCTGCTCGACAAACGCCCAATCGTAGGCTGTCAGCATCCCAACTAAATGCTGCACTGCAGCAGGGGTCTTTAGATTAGCTAGCGCTTGTTGCGTATTCCCAACAGGCTGGCCAGTCACGAGAGAAGCAAAAGATTTACGGGCAGATTCTTGTTCTGCCTTAGTCTCAATCTCTTCGTCCTCAAGCTCTAAGTTCTTCAGCCACTCAGCCGTCTTGACTTTGGCGTCGATGGTCATGGCCGGATCTGCCTTTTCAAAAGACAGGACTTCCTCGGTGGCGTCGACCACCTCTGGATGAAACTCGCCGTTAATCAAATGTTCTAGCATTGCGTAGGGTTAGTGCTGGCGTCGCACTTGTTGCCTCGTTGGTGTTAGTGTACACTTCTTTTCGGTAATGGCGCAAGTCATTGCTTCTCCTTGATGGATTGTTGCCATCTTTGCCCCACTAGTTGACGCTGGTGGGGCTTTTTTTATATTGTAATGTCCAACGTTTGACATTGATCCTTGGAAATTTTTTAAAATTTTTAGGGGGGTGGGGTGTTTGGTTTTTGGATCGTGATTTTTGAAAATTGGGATTGCGGGTGTGGAACAGTGTTTATGTCCTATCCATCGGCATGCCCCAAAACGGGGGAGTGGGGGTAGGGTGGGGTCAACGCCACAGCCAACTCTGCAGACTTTAGGCAAGTTTATTTTCCCCCATACTTTGTAAACTAGAGTTGTCAATGAGGGAGATCGCCCTCGGAGACACAACAACCAATCGGGGACTCAGTCCCCAATCAACTCAAGGAGAGTTACCATGTCAGTATCTATCAAGTCCCAAGTCGTCATCATCAAGTCAGAGAGTGACGCATCTGCGAAAGCAGACATTGCACGTGTTGCGCTTAAGAAGCAACTTGGTCGCAAGTCACGTGAGAGTGTTCGTGCGATCTTGTTGCCTGAGTTCTCTAGTGTCTACGATGTGGAGCTTGTGACGGGCGAAGGCTCAGGCTCAGGCAAGCAAGTGTTGGACTCAAGTGCAAGTGCGTATGAAGCGTGTCGCAAGGCGCTTAGTCGCACAGTCACATTCATCTGTGGCGTGCAATCCAGCGATGCGGTTGAAGCCGTATCACCCAAGCTTATCAAGAAGCTTACCAACGAGATTATTGAAGCAGGCTTAACCAAGAAACAATTCGATGCGTTGCTCACGCAACTGCGTGCATCGGTTTCGTTTCAATAATCTCATTCGGGGACTTGTCCCCGATCTCCCAGAACACCGCAAGGGCGAGGCTCCTGCGGTGTTTCTTTTTATGTCCAATCAATTATCTCAAGGATCTATCATGTTATATCAAATCATCGTTCGCAATGGCTCAGCCAACCACTACGCATCTTCTGACAATCAGACTTGCGCCCACACAATCTTCAACGCCCTGACCAAGACCTTCCGTCATGTGGAACTCTGGCAAGGTGCAACCCTCATTCAACAATACAAGAACTGCTAATCAGCAGGGATCTCTACAAGCACAGCGTGCTGTGCTTGTGGGGCGATCCTGCCCACAAAACTATCAAGGAGTTCATCATGAGCAAAAGCAAACTTAATCTCATCAAACAAATCATGTTC